TTAACGCGGCTACAGGCTTAAGCGGTGCGAATGCGGCTTCTCCTTATCTTCAAGCTGGCGCTAATGCTAACGTATTAGGCGCGGCTCAACCTTACTTGAACGCAGCGGCTGTTCCTACTTCACAGACTGTTAATCAATACATGTCTCCTTATACCAATGACGTGGTAAACGCTATTGGTAACTTAGGTGAAGCTAACATTGCTCAAAACTTAGCCCCTCAAGCGACTGCAGGTATTGTAGGCGCTGGCGGTTTTGGTTCTAAGCGTGGTCAACAGGCGCTGGGTGAAGTATTAGCTAACGCTGGATTAGGAATCACTGGTCAACAAGCCAGCGCGTTGCAATCTGGTTATCAGAATGCCCTTACCGCTGCTCAGAATCAAGCTAATCTATACGGTCAACTTGGTTCTACCGCTGGAACATTGGCTCAAAATCAAGCATCTAATCTGCTTAACGCTGGTCAGGCTTATGGCACTTTAACTAATCAGCAAGCTGCTAACCTGCTCAACGCTGGTCAGTTACAGGGAACTCTGTCAAACGAGCAAGCCCAGAATCAACTTGCAGCTGGTCAAAACATAGGTTCTTTGACAAATACTCAAATGGCAAATCAGCTTAATGCTGGTCAGCTACAGGGTAATCTTGCAACTGCAACTCAACAAGGTGCTCTAAATACAGGTATAGCTGCTCAAAACCTAGGTACAACTACTCAGAACCTCGGTCTAGGTGACGTTAACGCGCTGTCTACCCTTGGTGCTCAGCAGCAGACTATCGGTCAAAATGCTCAGAATTATCCAATGACTCAACTCACGGCAGAATCCAACCTACTCAAAGGTGCTACAATTCCTACCGCTACGAGTTCAACTTATACTGGTCCGATTCCTGGTGCTTACAATACTTCTCCTCTCGCGCAGATTTCGGGTATTGGTTCGGCATTGGCTGGAACGGGCTTGGGTCAAACATTGTTTGGTTCACCTGCATCGACTAATGGGCAGACACCTGCTACTTCTGGTTTGGTTGGAAGTGGTTTAACTGCCGCCAATTCTGGATTAAGTAGTGCAGCTAACTGGATTGGTAACGGTGGTTCTAGTACGAGCAACGGTGGAAGTGGTCTTCCAACTGGAGTTAGCGTATCAGGAACAGACCCAAGTACAGGTATGCCGACTTATGTTAATTCAAGCGGTACACCTGTTGATCAATTTGGTAACCCTGCTACGGCTGCTTATACTCAACAGCAATCTGATGCCCAAGCGGCAGCCCAACAGCAGGCTGATGCCCAAGCGGCAGCCCAACAGCAATCTGACGCCCAAGCGGCAGCTTATGCTCAACAACAAGCTGACGCTCAAGCAGCGGCAGACGCTCAAAATACCTGGGGAGACTAAATCATGGCAACTATAGGTGCATTACCAGCTGCTCCGGCTGGAATCGGTACAGATCCAGAGGCTCAACAGGCGTATGTTGATGCATTAACCAAGGTTGCAGATTCCCTGCAGAACCGTGGAGGTACAAACTGGTTTAATGTAGCTCAGGGGTTCCTCTCACCTACAAAGACAGGCTCATTTGGAGAATCCCTAGGTAATGCTGCGGGAGCTATCGGTAAAGACATTGAGCGTGAAAAAGAGTTAGCACCTAGCCTAGCTATGATGCGTGCTCAAATTGCTGGTCAAAAATACACCATGCAGAATGATGCAAAAGCCCTTGGATTAATGGGTCAAACCCTAGGAGTATCCCCCTCTGAAGTGCCTAATACTTTAAGTTCAGGCAATATTGATGCTTCTCAATCTGCAAAGTTGCAGGCTATATACCCATTGGTAGCTTCTTTATCTCCAGCTCGTGGTGAAATTTTAAAGAATATGATTGGCTTCACAAATGAGGCAACAAAAGCAGGAGCAGAGGCATCTAATGCTAACGTAGCCACTGCTCGTTTAAATGCTGAATTCCCAGGAGCATTGCCTAATGTAACTCAACCTTCTACGCTTCAACCTTCTACGGCTCAATCTCCTGCAGCCCAACAAGGTTTTGGACTTAATTATCCCGTTGAAAAAGCTACAATCTCTAGCCCATTTGGAGAGCGTAAAAATCCATTTGATAATTCTAAAATTGAGTCACATAACGGTATTGATTTTGCTGCTCCTCTTAATTCTCCAGTGCAGGCTGTATTACCAGGAAAAGTATCATCAATTGAGAAGTCTCCTGATGGATATGGAAATCGAGTTATTATTGAGCACCCTAACGGAACAACCTCATATTACGCGCATTTGAATGATGTTAATGTCAAAACAGGTGATGATCTAACTCAAGGGCAACCTGTAGGTACTGTAGGTTCTACTGGTAAGTCTACTGGACCTCATGTTGAATTTGGTATTCTTGATAAAAACGGAAAGCCTATTGATCCTTCATTATTGTTTCAAAAAGGTTCAGCTCCTCAAAATGCACAAAAACCAACGGCAGGCGCGGAATCTTCAGGTTTAGGTATTGCAGGTCAACAAGCCGTATTGAAAGAACAAGCCGTTGCAGGTAATAAGCAGTACAACACCATGCGTGACGCGTTAACCAATGAAACACCCGATGCCTTTATATCTTCTAATGCTCAGCTTGATCGCCTTCATGGTTTAGCTACTCGCAAAGATGCTAATCAAATATTTGGCGTACTGCAGGCAGGTGATGAGGATTCATTCATCAAGAAACTTGCAAAAATCGGTATGAGTGCAACTGATGAAGGCGTAACCATAGGCGATATCGGGCATCTCAGAACTGGGTTTGACAATATAGTACGTAATTCAACTTTGAATACTGAGCAGAAAGCGGCAGCTAGTGAGGCAGCTATGATCATGTCTCAACAGGTGATTAACAACCTAAAAATGAATCGCCAGACTGCATTCGGTGCGCGCTTGACAAACTATGAAGATCAACAAATGCAAGCCTTGAATACGAATATGAATACTATTCCTCAATTTATTGACAAGTGGGCTGCTCAACGTAAATTAGAAAACTCTAAAGGATTAGCAGTAAAAGATGCGTATTCTGATTGGGTAAGAGAAAAAGGTGAGAATTATGCTAATACTCATTTGAATGAATTCTTTAATTCAAAAGAATCTCCATTCCGTAAAGTACCTGAGCAATATGCCAGCGCATATAGTTACCTTAGTAATAACTATAAGTACAAACCGCAACAATAAGGATTAATCATGGCTGACTCAATTGACAGTGGAGCACAATTGTTGCAACAGCAACACCCTGAGTTATATAGTTTAACTCAAGAAGGTTCAACTCATACTCAGTCTCAACCTGATGCGGGTGCTCAATTTCTTCAGCAGGCTCATCCTGAATTATATAATCTCACTCAAGGTCAAGCGGGTTCTGCTCCTGAAGGTTCGGTTACGGTTTCTTCTGCTCCTTCTAGTTTTGATGTAGGGGACGTTGGTTCAGCATTAGCAGGTGCGGGTGCTGGTAAGGTGTTTAATCAACCTATGACTGAAGAAGTCATCAAACCTCCAGTTACTGGTTCTGCGCTTAATACGGCTAAGGTGAATGCTGACGTAGCTAATAATGCATTTGAACGCTCAACTCAAAGCCATGCTAATAATATTTTAGACACGCATCAACAGCATCAAGCTGCTTCAAATGTATTAAAAGATGCAGAAGCTGAATTGAAGTTAGCTCAAGCTGAAGCAGCTAAACATGGAATATACACTCCATCTACTCAGAAAACGGATTTAGGCAAACTAATAGCTATGGATGAAGGTTTGCCCCCAGCACAAGGTAAAAACGTCGTAAAGCCCCTAGGAGGAGTTGCTACTGAGAACTACGGAAAGTCATATGGATTAACTGATTTTGACGCTGCTCGCGCAATAGATACTACTAAAAATGAAGAAGGTGTCTGGGACATTATGAAGCAGGTCAAAAATGCAGAAGCTAAAATTGGTCCTGGATATGCCATGGTACCCGAACGCTCAAATATCATGCTACCCACTCATGCGAGTTCAGCGCGCGGTGTAGAAAAAGTTGACCGTAGTATTGCCGAAGCAGCGCGAGACAAATTAGCTCAAGCGACAAAAGCGCATCAACAGGCTAAATCTGAGTTTTTATCTTTAGAAGATGCTCTAAACCAATTAAAATCTAGCACTCCTACCGAAGTAACTCGCAATAAAGAAATGGCAGCGCGCCTAGCTGACAAAGCGCGACTACTTCAAGAGTCTGCCGCCCTGCCTGAACTCACTAATATGGGTAAAGTCTGGAACGGTGCAAAATGGGTTGGTGGAAAGTTAGCTGGTCCAATTACAGGTGGAGCTGGAGCATATGATTTATATGAGGCTGCAAAAGACTTTCCAGAAGGTCGTACAGCTGCAGGTGTTGCGCACACTATAGGTGGATTAGGTGGTCTCGCTAGCCTAACCCCATACCCACCTGCAAAAGTTATAGGTACGGGGTTGGCTATTGGAGCACCTCTAGCTTATGAAGCTGGAAAAGCTAAAGGCTATTGGCAATAATTATCTGATGCGTGCTACTTTAGCTCGCTTTAGAACTAATTCGTATTGTTCCTTAGCGTTGGCATCCAACGAGCGGAGTGGAAGTTCTTGATAATACTTCCACTTGTCTCTATACTCTTGAAGTTCTGACGGCGGAATCCAACCATTCATTTTCCAGCGGATTGTAATGTCAGTACCTGCAGCAGTCCAAACAAAATTTGAATTCATAATTAGTTCCTTTTAAATAAAAATGCTATTTATCAATGTATTAATAGCAATGCATTTCTTGTAAAACAGCTTTTTGAATTAGATGATCATAAACTTTCTGATGATCCATTTTCTTTCCAGTCTTCTAAAACTTGTAAAAGATGTTTTCTAAAATTAATCCTCATAACAAATTCGCTGGGCTGATACATATTAATAAAGCGTTGCAGCGGATCAGTTACCCCCTGCAGTAAGCCATTTGGCTCAGGTAGAATATCTGAAGGATCCTTCGGCACTGGTTTCACTATACCGTAAATCTGGTCAGTCATTGGTGCATCACGACCCTGCATAGTTAAGTCTTCAATCTCTTTACGGATCTCAGCTTCAGTCTGCTTAGGCTTTTCCGCCTTAACAACTTCCACTACTTCCTCTTTAGGTTCTTCAACCTTTGGTGCTTCTACTTTTACTGCGGGTTGCTTCTTTGTTGCCATTTAAATCTCCTCTGGGTCATAGCCCTTTGATATTAACCAGTTGTCTATTAATTTATGCGCTTCATCTTCTAAGTGCTCAGGGACTCTACGCTCTACATAAGTTGTTTCTACTGTCGGTTTAGGCGGAGTATAATCTTCAGCAAAACCATACACCACATTTAGAGATTGACCTTCACCTTTTACGGGAGCATCTCCAAATCCGCTCATTTACTATCCCTTTCAACTTGTTTACTTAACGATAACGCTTGTTCAGCTCCACTGCCTAATCTCTTTGCGTATTGACGCAGAGCCTTTGGCCAACCCATCAATTTTGCAGCCGCTTTATCTGCTTTACGCTGTGCTGCTCGTTGCATTGTTCTGATTTGCTTTCTCATGTGTTTTCTCCGTATAAAGGTTTCATTCTTACTGCTTCCATATCTTTCTTCATTGCTTTATCTAAACTGTCTTCCGCAGTAATAAAAATTGCTGGAGCATAAGTCTTCAATTGCTCCAGTAGTCCTGAAGTTACGTTCCAAGTTAATGGGCTTTGACAATACTTAGCGTTGTTCTCAATGATCCTCTCAACTACGCTAATCTGTTGTTGAACATTGAATGCAATCTGAGCGCGACGCAATTCAAGTTCTTCAAACTCTTCATATTGCTTAGCTATGTCTAATGGCTTCATAGATTTCTATACTCCCATATTCTGTAAGCTGGTTTTTTCTTTTGCCACCATCTCCAAGGTTTATATCTACCCATTGAAATAGTAGCCCGCAAAAAGTTAAATCTATTTAACACTTCATGCCGAGACTGTCGTCGCCTAGTCTCAAGCGGACTTCTATTCCTGCGAGGGATTAATTTCCGAGTTAGCATCTAGCCTCTCCTTTATTAATTCATCAGTTAATTGATTCAACAATCTACGAGCATCATCAACTTCTTTGATTGTAGGTTGTTTTTCAAAACAAATCCAAACTCCGCTAGCCATGATTGCAGTGTGAGCGTCTTTGAGTTTATCTTCCATTCCTAGTCCTGAGCAAATAAAGAGCTAATAGCGCGGCTTCAGCCCTACCATCGTCTTTTTTACGCTTAAACAATTCAGACTTTGATGGCCAGAGTCGCATTGCCATTTCCCGAGCACCGTCTTTTGATGCGTTTGCACCCATAGCCTTTTTCCACACTTGCGGTGTGACGAGGGTATAGGGGATATCAAGACCTGCCAGTGTGCCTTCTAAAATACCGAGCGCACGACCGAATGAGAACATGCTCGTTACGCCTTGTCCTGGCATCGCGTTTACCTGCTCAATCATACCTTCTACTGATTGCGTTTTAAATAAGCGTAGTTCAGCACAAATTGCCTGCGGGTTTACACGCTGCTTTTTGGACTTGCCTGATACATACTCAAGAGTCGGCATGTCATATATGTCAACAATAGAGCCGCCTTTGTCAAGCACTGCTAACGCGCCGTAAGTTCCTGGATCAATACCTAAATAAAAATCTGCCATATTATTCACCAAACTCCATTTCCTTAATCGCCTTCATTTGTTCCTTAGTTAGACTAAACCAAGGCTTCTTTCCACCTGCTTTGAATGCGTCGTCCCAGATCTCTTTTGCTAATGCTTTCAAGACATCTACGTTATTGAACTGTTCCCAATACGCATCAAATCCGTTGTCTTCATGTTCTGATTGTACATTTGACATTCATATCTCCATCTTTATTTAGAAATTCATAAATTATTTCCGCTACTGCTACAAAGTCCGTAGGAGTTTGAAATTTAGCCTCAGCTATTTTCTCACAATAAACAATAGCATAATCTAATGCTTCTTTTCTACTAAAATAAGCCATCATTTACCTTTCTGAACGTAAGATTCACAGCCTTCAAGTTGCAGTTCCATAGGTAAATTAAAATCGTTATGATCACACCACCATTTACCTTCTTCAACTGGTCTTGAGAACTCGCAAGTACGACAATTTTTGAGGGGCGGCTTCTTGTCAAAGCACACCTCTTTAAAGTCGCACCATCGGCAGGGGTAAGCCTCATCACTCTCACCAATACGCGCTGGACGTATTTCTGCATTAACTAATATGTCAATTCGTTTGAGTATGTCATTTTGAGTGTGCGTGTCTGGCTTGATACGCCGAACGTAAATAGCCTCGTTATCCTTCCCGAGGGCAAAATATAGTCCTCGTTCAATGCCACTGAATAGCATTCCCGCCTGAACTTGATAATAATGCATCGGCTTAGAAATGACAACGCCTTTCTTTTCCAACTCATCAAAAGACTTCTTGTTATGCGTCTTTGCTTCAAGTACGTGTGGTGTGTTTTCAGCTGAAGGTATACCCTTTATAACTCCGTCTAGTTTGACTACAAAATGCCCAGTTTTGTCCGTAAACGTAAATTGCTCTCCGTTTGAGTCCTTTTCGTAAACTGTGTACCCCGCAGCTTTGAGGTCAGAAACGATTCGGTCTTCCTGCAAGTGGCCAGTCTCAAATAGACGTAACATGCGACCATCAAATTCAACTGAGCCGTAGCCACGCCAATCCATCCAAATCTTCCTGAGGCACTCCTCTCCGATGCCTGACGCACCGAGCCTAGACAACCTCATTGGGCGCGATTGACGCTGCTTTATAGCTGCGTAAATTTGCCCAATCATTTCATCCTCAGCTGCAGGAATCAAGATTGGTGCTGGTTTTTTAGTTGCCATGTATTTCCTTTATTGCGTTATTAGAGGTGGGGCAGTATTTAGGATACTTATTTAAGCACTACGACCTTCAGCTGTGTGCCCCCGTAAAATATTAATCCCAAGGATTTTTCTTTTTACCTTCTTTTGCTTCTGGTTTTACCTTAGCTGTTGAAAGATTGTCATCTTCTAAGTCTAATAATGATGGCTCTTTAGCTTTAGATTTTACTGCTGGGGCTGAATCCTTACCTACGTAGCCTACAATACGGTTACGGTCAGAGTAGCCATTTGTGCCTTTTTCAATATCAAGAACCGCCGTAAAACTACGCTCAAGCAATTCATCAACAGAGGTAGCGTTTGGCTTACCGCAGGCACGTGCCCATGCTGAAACCTGCTCACGACCGATGCGTTGCGCCTTTTCTGAATCATTGTGAATGTTGTAGTTGTTCCAAATTTTGCGGTTAGCATACTTACCTGAGACTACTTCAAAAGTTGCAGCAATCATAGTTCCGCCCTTTTGAGTTGTTTTCTCTTCAGCTTCTGTGCATTTGAGTTCATACTCACCTTTGGGTAATGGCTCGTAGCTACGTTCTTCTGATTCATACTCATTTAAATCAAATCCAAATTTACTAGACATATTTATTACTCCTTTAGGTTATTAAGATACTACAGGTATATTTTTAGAGATTTCCTCAATGGTCATCTCAAAAGAATCAGGACAGGCATAACGGTTTTTTGCAATGTACGCTGGACTTTCAGTCACATGCAACAATCTCTCTCCAGTAGTGATTCCACGGTTTACAGTGTTATTGAAGCCGACGTCTGCTTTTTTGACAATCACTTTGAACCCAGCATACGCTACTACGTCGCACCACTCCTGCAACAATGCATTGCAGCGGTTAGGCAACTTAGGTACAAAGCGGTCATACGGCTCAGTCAAAGGGTTCTCATAACGAACCACTGAGGCATGCGCGAGTAAGACGATATTCATACCCTTTTTGCGGCGTAGTGCATCAAGACCCTGAAGAATCTCACGGAACTCTTCAGCTACGTAAACTTGATTCTTACCGTATCCTAAGTCTTTTGCGTCATACGATGACTCAACATTCTTAGAGATTAACGGCTCAACAAGCCAATCAACAGAGTCAATCACTAGTGTTTTAAACTTGTGATCCTCTTTGAGCAACGTCTTGATAGCTCCTACTACGTCGCCAATTTCAGAGGCACGAGGGAATGAAGTTACATCCAATGAATCGATACCGTCCTCAGTATTAACAAAAATTGGTGCGGGGAATTGAGCCGCGATTGTGCTCTTACCGATACCATGATTTCCGTAAATACAAATTCGGGGAGGTAGTTCCTGCTTTCCCTTCACGAGGGAATCCATAAAGCTCATGTTTATTTCCTTTATTAAAAGTTTAAATATACTGGGAAATACTGAAAGGTTCGGCTGTCAAACTGCAACAACTTAATCTCATTCCCAGGATTGTTTTGCGCCAATACTCCGACGCACACTGCTGACAACTTTGGATCTCCAATCATGCATAAATAATCACCTTCTCGGAAATCTTTTAAAACCTCGCGGGCATGAGCAACGGGGTCATCGTACTGAACGTCAGTAAAGACGTGTTCAATTTCTCCGAAGCGTGCTGCGTCCTTGATAGTTTTACGCTGGGTGTTGTCCACTACCCAAACTACTTCTGGCTCTAGATTTAATTCATCTTGCATTTTTCCCTTTCCTGTTATTTCGTTTATGTTGAAATTATAGCTCATAAAAATCTTTCCGCTCCAATATCTTTAATCACTTTCATGATCTCTTTGTAATACCAATCGTAATCTAGGTCTGCGGGAAATTCCTTAGGCATAGTCATACATTCTCTAGCTCCGTCGGTCTTTGCTACTTTGTTTCCGTTTGAGGCATAGGTTAGCGGCGGTAACTGTTCCCGTGTTTGATACCAGCGCACAGTTCGTCCGAGGTATTTATCACCCTGAACTCCGCCGCCAGTGACTGAGCGAACACTAATGAAGTCAGTCAAAGGTGAATTCATAACAGTGTCCTTGAACTTTGTACCGTATGCCAGCCAGAGACCCACTGCTTTAGAGACTACGGGCGCGGTTGGGTTCTTACTTAGAGTCGGTGCGCTGTAGATACCTTTAATCTTGACTGATCTATCCTGCTTGACTGCAAAGTAATTGTTCACGTCCTTCAATGCTACTACTCTATACGGTGTATCCTCAAATATAAAGCCTGTGAGTTCACTAAACTCTTTTACAATGTTGTGAACCTTTGTGACTTCATTACGTCTATGCCTAAGCATGATTCCGTCGGTATTGGCTGAAACAACTTGAATACCATTGTCCTCTAAAGTCTCAATTAAGTTTAAAAGAGTAAGCTGACCCGTCAGAGTAATATTAATCATAACGTCGGGAGAATACAGTGCTGAATACTTACTAGCTGTTTTACCGAATGTTCCGTTCAATGCAATACGTAATGAATCTGCAATTACCATGTTCTTTTGACGTTTACCTTCTAATCGTCTCTCGAACACTTTGCGATACTCATCAATAAAGGTTGTACCAGTGTTAACAGGTATGAGATTGCAATTAAGCAGAATAGAAGGATAATAACTAGAAACATCATAATCAACAATTTGATAATCATCATCAGTAACATGGCAAACCTTTCTATCGTGTTGTGAATGAAGACCTCCAACGCCCATCTGATATATACCATTGTTTATCGTTACGAGGTCTTCCTTCAGAAAGGCAGGTAACTCTACGTGCCCCGTTGACTGCTTAACTTCATATACGTGCTCTGACATCCTTCTTGTTAATTCAATAAGGTCAGCGCGTTTAAAGTTAATAAAATGTGGAACTATATACCGTACGCTTTCAGGTATCTTTGCCTTACTACGCTTTATACCTAGGCGTTTGATAAACATTTGCTCAGCTACCTGCGAATCAGATTTAGAACGGGCATCAAAGCCGTATTCCTTACTGATCTCTACGCGTAGCTGGAGTTGCCCTTGCAGCCTGTTATAAAGCTCTTCAGTCGTGTCTAAATCGTTCTGACAGTATGTCCAAACCATTGGTCGGCTTTCCTCAGGAATAACCTCAGTATGCTCAAATGGTAGGTCTTGAATGAGTGGCATGTTCATGCGTGCGCCATACGTCTTCAAACTCACAAAACTAGGGGCAACTTCAATCAAGTCAATATGGTCAATCATCGGTATCTTGAAGCCAAACTGCTTTTCAGCATCCCACGGCATCAAGTTCTGGTGAATAATGATGTCCCCGAAGCCTTTTGTTTCAGACGTAGAATGCCCAGACAAAAAGTAACTGATGACGGGCATGTCAAACCGCGCCCCGTTGAAGCTAATGAATGTGTTTTTTGATTTGAAAAGAGACTTGATGCGCTCACGAGCATCCTCCTCATCTCCCCAGATACCGAAGTATTCTCCGCTCTCAAGAATCTTACCCATTAATAGAAACATGTTTGGGGCAACTTCAGTATCAAAAACAATAGTCCCCATTAATCTTGGTTTACATAGCGTTCTGTTGGACCGCCGTCAAGAGCCTGCACGGGATACTCTAACTCTTTTAGCTTTTCAATAAAGTGAATTGCTTTCTCTAAGTCTTCCCGTCCGTTCTTGAGGTGAAACCGCTCAAGATACTTAGTAGCGCAACCTACAAAATAACCTCTACCGTATAAACGATAGATTCTATCCCAATGTTGCTCTCCGCCTTTTTTATAATGCTTACCGCCTACCTGCCTGTCATTCGCACTCATACCTGTTTCCTTATCAACAAAAATACGTAAACAATCATTAAAACCTTTATTGTATTGCAATGCTTTTTCAAGGTTCATCCTGTTTCACCTTCTAGCACCAATGTAGAATTGCCGACCATTCCTACCATATAAGGAGCGCATAGACTTTTATTGACAGCTTCATTGAAGTTATCCATAAATGCTAATCGCCCCTTCATGATTGATTCTTTATGATATGTAGCAATGGTGCAGGTGAAAGTGAGTTTTATTTCAGATAAGTTGCTCATTTCTTTTTCTCCCTGTTCATGATGTAGATCTGAGTAGCTAACTTCCAGTCAGATGCTGAAATCTTATCTACCCAATATGAACCATCGCTAATCTTGTGCTTACGCTCATACGCTACCATAGCCATCGGCTGCGCTACAAACTCAAAGAAGGGATTAACGAATCCGCCTTTCTTGAATGGATCGTTGCAGAACGCCTCGCACTCAGTTAGGAATAGTTCCCAATCACCTTGATACAAAACACTAGGCTTGACTACTCCGTTTGAATACGCATCAAATACTTCACTGCTCGGCGGATTTTCTACATACGGCTGCGCGTTGTAGAGTTCAGTATATAGATGTAGATTGTTACTCACCGTAAAGTATTGACCGACTGGCAGCTCAAGCGCAATCGCTACAAACTCTTGAATCATACTGAAGTGAACTGGATTCGCCCCGCAGTATCCCCACCAGAAATCATTACTCCTGTTGAAGATTGTCAAATCAACACATCCGTTCACAACAGCAAATACTAACTGCGTATTACAGGCTTTATCCTTTGTGCTTTTGTTGAAGTCAGATGCATCCCAGAGTTGAATAACCGCCTGACGGGAATTAGAATCAGTCTTGAGGTGCTTGATAACCTCTTTGAGTTGGTCAAATCCAAAGTGCTTACGCATCCTGTGTCCATACGCCGCGTTGAATCTTACGCCGTCATCACTAAATTGCCCAATGGTAGAATTAAACTGCTTCAGGAACTCTACGTCATCACGTCCCGCGAGCATCCAGATTGATTCCATTAAGTGAAAGATTGGATTCGCGTCTCGTTCAGCAAAGAACAATACGCGCTCAGTCGGCTCGATGATTGTAGTCAGCACTGGTTCATCAATACGCAAAGCAGGACCATTACGAGTTTGAACCTTTACACCTGAGGTTTTAAAACGCCAGAGCATATCAGTAAATAATTCATTTACGTTGATAGAACGTATTTCCATGTTATTTCCTTTATTAAAATTCTGTTGTTGGTTTGTAATTCTGACGAGGCTTACCCTCTCCTTTTACTACTCTTTGATACTTATCAAACTCACACATGATGTTTTGACAATCATGCAGGGTTAAATCTTTTAATTTATTATTTGAATCAATCAAGATTGAACGGATCTCTGTTAATTCCTGATTGAATCTTTCCTCAGTAAACTTTTTACTAATAGTGCGTTCATGCAACCTATTCAACCCACGCTGACTGCCTGGACCCATTGGTGCCCATGAATATAAATCTATAGCGTTGTCTAGTTGACCGCGCAGGTAGCTCAAATCTGAACTCACTTGCCCAGCTATAAAGGTTTGAATACCGAATGAAGTAGCTAACGCATTAGTAGTATGCTTGATTGAACCCGAAGCAATAGCTCCGCGAATCTGCGGTGCAATCTTGATGATTGGCGCAATAATATACTCCGCGAGGTTTACAGACTTTGTGTTACCTTTGACCATCGTTGGGTAAACAATATAAGCAGAGCTATATACCTTTTCACCTTTGGATTCTAGATGCTTCATCGCCTCAATAAACAAGTAAGGATTAAACTCCTCAGCGCGGCGGGGAATCACGAGGTTATCCATAAGGTAAAGCAGGGTCGGTGGCCAATTAATCAAACGAGCTAACAGGGCGCGGAACCATACGTCACCTTGAACATTCTTATAGTAATAAGTTAGGAGCCACTTACTTACCCTGTCATCCCTACGACGCACATTACAGAACCGATACTTAGCGAGTATTGGATCAAGCGTATATGGCGGTAGAAATGATTTCTCCTTGTTTAGGCGCATTTGTTCTCGTTCATTAACAAACTCAACCAATTCATTAAAGAGTGCCATTCTCTGCCTTTCTGATAACTTCTAGAGTGTCATTAAAGGCATCGGTGTGATCTATTGTAATAATTTTTACTCCACCTGCATTATGCAAATTAACGCAAGCGTCATAAGTAGATTTATGTGCGCTTACAGTATTCGCTGGATTGAACGGCTTTGTTTCCCCACGGGCATCTCTACGCGCTTGCACTCTCTGTAGGCAAGTTGCGAGGGGCGTATCAAGGATAGCCGCGACGTATGAACCCGTTGGTTTAAGCATCTGTGTTGTGATTGCTCCTGGACCCACTTTTGAGAGTAACAAACCTTCAAGCAGAACATGACCCCTAGGATGAGCAGCCAAGGCTCGTTCTGCAATTTCCTCTTGAGTACTGATACCATCTGTACCTCCGCAAGTATTTTGATAACTACCAATCACATAAAGCGGCTGAGTAATTCCCTCACTGCTGAGGTCAACATGATACCCCCAATGTTTCTTTTTACCGTTGGGGTCTATTATTGCTGAGCAGGGGTAATCCGTCAAGAACTTACGGGCTACAGTGGTTTTTCCAGAACCGCTAGTTCCGCGGAGTGATAGAATTACGTTCATGTGTTTCCTTTATTCGGTTATTGAGTTGAAATTATAGCTCAATATTTTGCGGGCACTTCAAATGCGTGTTGTCTTTTCCACATGTTACGTATTGTTTCAGGATATTCATTTAAGAGCCAATCTTGAAAAGCTGTCGCGGGACTAATGTTCAATAGAATCCCATCTTCATCTTTACATTGCATGAGGGCAATCACTAAGGATTCTAATGATTGTTGACTGATATTCTTTTTATTTGATTTCATTTGTTTTCCAGTATATGTTCAGCGCGGAACGGCACGCCAGTTTCAGCAAACATTGCCGCTTTTTCAGCACGTGGTGTTACTTTTACTTCACATTCTTCCCTAAGCCAATCTGGTAAATATTGAGCGCGAATAGCTTTGAAAGGTTCAGTCAGGCGTTCAAAACCTCGTGAGTCATACCACTTGATTCGGTCAAGACCCATGTCTGCATATACTCCTGGGTACCGACGGCTAAAGAATCCATTTTTGAATTGGCACAGGCATGACTCAAACGTAAAGCGACCGAGGTCAGGATGCGGCTTAATACCTCTGATTAATTGAGCAGCTCTAATTTCTAAACCATCACACATAGCCTCAAAATCATCATACTTACCTGAATGTGAATTAGGCTGACGCTTATCAAATACATACTCATCTGCTCCGAGTAAAAACAGCATGCCGTTACGATGAGAGCGCGAGCCGTCAAAGTCATTAAACATCAAAGTAGTGCAATCAGAGCCGTATCCGTTAATTTTTATGTACTCAAGATAAGAGAAAGTAGACAGTCGTCCAAAGCTAACAATGCTATTAGCCTTTGCCCATAGTGATTCATAGTTAGCATCGCTCCAGAGCTTGACTTGCGAGCCGTGCTTCTTGACTAACTGCGCATATGAATAGAGACCTTTCATTGTGTCTTTCTTCTGCTTATTACGGTCAGAATCAAAACTCAAAGTAGTCCAGTCATTGTTAAAGCGAGCATGCGCGGCTCTCCACTCAACATCGCTTTCAGGAATCTCAGGTATAAACTCCATGATCTTTAAGCTAGTAATTGGGTTTTGAGTGTGCCCATTAATAGTCGCAAACCAAAGAGCCTGCTCATCCGTCCAGCCATAATACTTCTTGAGCGCAGGCATGTAGAGATACACCAATCCTGGATGTGCTTTGTAATCAAGGTTCATAGTGTATAACGCCTTAAAGTATTCAAGGCGGTTCTCAGGTAGGCGGTAATCAGTCATGATTTTCCTTTTTGCAGGTGCACCAACTGTCAGACTTACCGCAAGTTGTGCAGTACTTACGAACTTCTTTTTTACCAAATATAGATTCAAATTGCTTATCAAACTTCTCTAAGTCAATACTGAATGGGCGCGGATTGTCGCTTTTTCTTCCGTGATTGTCACTCATTTTCTATCCTTAGGCGGCTGTTTATTATGCGTAGGGTAAATAGGAGATACTGGTCTAATCGGCTGTATCATCTGAATCCTGAAATCCTAGGTGAGAACACAAATGTTGCTTGCCAGCTATCAGGTTTGATAGGCATATTATCATCCACAAGACCCATAACATTCCAGCCAAAATTAACATAAATACAGCGAGAGGTAGAACCAATACGCTTAACATAACGAAATTGAAATAGTCCGTTCGCGTTAACGAGGCACCAACCTTCTTTTGCATTGTCATTGTCCTTGATTGTTTTATCGCCGCGAACCTTTGTGTAGTACGGAGTGTTTACATAACGCAGCGCAAAAGAATATGCGGGATTACGCCAGAGCCACTTTACTTTAGACCAATAACTACGACCATTGATCTCTTGAAACGTCTGGTCTCCGTCAAGACTGTTGTCAGGAGTCATAAACCAATTGAGCCAAGTAGGCAGGCGCGGACCAATTCCCCAGACTGAATGATTGAGTAACCATCCGTCCATTTGAACTGCAAATACAGGTAGGATTGGTGCAATTACGTAGGCAATTAAAGTTAGCACTAGGCTAATCGGCACGAGTAGAATATAAATTAAGTAAATCATTTAATAGCTCCTAGGACTGGCATTAAAGGTAAAGTGGGTAAAGCGGTAGGCATAGGTAACGGAGCAGGCATAGGCACGCTGGGAATAATAAATCCAACGGGTTGCCCATACTGGTTCAGAACGACCTGAGAGTTACCGATAGGCATAACTGAACCCACTGGCTGACCGAACTGATTCAGATACTGCATCGCTCCTTGAACATTGTTCTGAGCGTAGCAGCTTGAATTACCTGAGAGATAACCAATCGTAAAAAAGATTATCATAAATAAAAAGTTCTTCATAATGCCTCTACGTTTCTCTTTATCATTTTGAAAGTTTCATCGTAAGTAAACTCTACAATATGATCCATAAAGTTCTCCACGTCCCTATCACTAAAAACATAAACCCATGCGGCAATCGGTATTTCTTCTGGATTCCTGTCTTCAAATTTCTGGTCTACCTTCAATTGAATTCGTAGCGCGTATTTATCCATTAAATCATTAAAGTCCATACGCCTACGAATTGATTCTGGTTTTAGCTTCATAGCTGCTCCTAGATATGTTGGCTAGGAATGCGGTTACGGATCTCCTCAGCAACAGTGTTGAAGTTACCGTCCATGAGGTCAATAGACCACTTATCACAAATCTTTGCGCACTCTTCACGCTCAATAACTACGGCGTATTTTGTAGCTTCAATTGCATGAACGATGAGTTCAGCTTTTGCCTCGGCTAGTGCGTCATCAAACTCGCGTTGCGTAAAAAGCGTTCCTCCAGTACCTTTAGCAAAGAAACTTTTCTGAAAATCAGATTGTTCTGACATGTAATTCTCCTAAATTTTATTGATAATTAAATAAGTGTAGATTTTTTGATAGTTCATCTTAATAATTTTCGCT